TGATGGGGGCTTGAACTTTAGTCCGGCAGTATCATTACTATCAACCAGACGATAGCCGTTGCCACTGCATACCGTGCAACGATTGGGTCTTGCAAAAGGTGTTCCATCTTTCTTTACCTTCCTTATCTGTCCTGTGCCTCTGCAGTTCTGGCATTGCTCTGCCTTGGTCTTGTATACACGCTCCGTACCTGACGCAATCAGTGTACGGAAGTCTGCATCGTCCATGTATGGGTCAATGGCATTACCCCAATACTGCTTGTCCAGTACCTTGCGGCTGTAGATAACCCAAGACAACTGCTCTGGGCTGTTGAGATTGATGGGCGTATCACCCATGAGTTCACGAACCTGTTGCTGCAGTTCCTGCTGTAGTGTATCACGTTCCTGCTCAAACTGCTGTCGCACTTCATCCAAAGCGGTACGGTCAACCGTGAAGCCTGTCTGATAGATACGAGCCAGTGTGACACACACCTGATTGGTCAGGTCAACTGTACCCATCAAGCCACTGTCAGCAGGTGTATTCAAACGATACATCAACTTATCAGATAGTTGCTGTGTAGCATGAAGGTCAGCAGACAGATAGTCAGACAACTCATCGTGAGGTATGTCACGGACACTGTAGCCTTTGGCAAAGTATTCCTTGAGTGTGTCCTGCTTCTGTGTATCCAACTCATACCGTTCAGCACAAGCCTCAAGAGACAGTGGCTCTTTCTGTCCACGCTGTAGCACATACTCTGCAAGCATCGTGTCAAACACAGGCCCATCATACTTAAAGCCCGACTCCCACAACCATAGCAAGTCGTGTGCCGCATTGTGCATGATAAGCACAGTAGCCTTGTCCAGCCACTCCTGCACAACGGTATGCCCAAAGTCGTCCGCATCTACCTCACTATGGTCAAAGGTAACATGACGCTCAACACCTTGGTCTGAAAGCATCCCGACCATGACCAATGCATTGTCAGGCTCAAATGGGTCTAGGTGCATCTTACCGCCACGCTTGGTGATGGTATTCTCTACATCAAGTGTTAGCTTCATCCTTCGTACCTCGCCGTCTGATAGTTGAGTTCACAGTTTACCATACCGTGCCAACCATTCAACTTGTTTTTTGCGATGTTCACATGACGCAACGGACTATCTTCCTGCTCACCCTGCACCTCTTGTGCGTTAGGTGACTTGCCAATCAGAATCATAAGGTCAGCCTCTGCTGCCTTACCTGTCCGTGAACCTTCCATCATGCTCTGGTTTAACTGCGCACGACCCTCTGCATCAGCAGACAACTGTGACATGTAAAACACAGCACAGTCATACATCTTTGCAATGTGACGAGCATACATGGCGCACTCTCGCAATGCAATGTCTTCTCTTGCATGGTTTCCTGACTTGAACTTGTCGCCCATATCAAGCACCAGAATATCTGGATTGAATGTCTTGGCGATAGATTCTACCCACGCCATGTCATACCCAGATGCATCTTTGAGAAAGATATTCTTCCGCACTTGCTCATACATAGACTTTGCCTTTGTCAGGTTGTCTCGCACCTCACGAGCAGACATACCTGCGGCTGCTGTCAGGTATCGTGAGCCAACACGGTCTGTGCCTTCCTCGTTGCACAAGACGATACATTTAGCACCCTGATGTGCAAACCCACCGGGAGCGGCAATCAGTGACGCATGGAATGATGTCTTGCCCGTGTTTGGACGTGCGCCAATCTCAATCAGATGACCGCCAGACACACCTTCAATCTTCCGTGCCAATGAAGGAATGTTGAATGTCCACTTAGCTTCCAACTCTGCTTTGGCAAGCAAAGTCTCAATGCTGATATCATCCCATTCGATATTAAGATTGGGAATGAAGTCATCGCCGTAGTTTTCCAACAACTTACGCAGGGACTCAAGGCTCTGTGCTGTACCGTTGACCATATCGAAACCGATGTTGGCTACATCTTCACCGACTACCTGCTGAAACAGTTTGGACAGCACCTCTTGAGCAACGTCCTTGCCCATAGGCTCTTCCTTCTTCACCTGTAAGAACAGGCTGTTGTATGCTTGCTTCTGTGCTGTAGTCAGTGAAGGATTGTCTGACATGAACAGTGCTTCAATCTCATCAGGCGTGACAGACCGCTCATACTTCTGCATGGCTGTGTCGATGGCCTTCTTAATCTTGCGCACATCTTGGCTGAACAATCGTTCGGGGCATTTAGAGCCACGATGGTCATCATAAAACGACTTATCCATCAGGCTTCGTATCAGGGCTAGTTCCATATTATCGTACTCCTATGTTGGTTAGGTTTTCAAAGTCGGTTGGGTTACGGTATTTCAAATCGTCTTTCAAGCGAAGGACACGAACATCATCTACATATCCTCGTAACTCTTTTGCCATACGTAGGGTCTTTGGCAATGCATCAGGGTCCAATGCTATGATTGCCGTTGAGAACTGTGCAAGATACCTCTTGTGTGATTCGGATAATGATGTTCCCAACACGGCGACCCCACACCAAACATCATTACCCACAACTGCGGCACTCACACAGTCCTCAACAACTATGGCGACTTTACCATGTCCTGAGACATAAGGCAAGCCACTTTTTCCATATCGCTTCCATTTAGGAAGACGCTTAGTCATAGAGCGACCAGTCGCATCCACAATACGATTGTTATGTCGTACAGGGAACACCACCCGTTGCTCCTTCACATCGTACATCAGGCCAAGAGCCTTGGCATCCAACCCATACAACTCTGCCGCCCATTCAGCGACATCAAAGTTGTGAGGCACGATGTATTCAGGCAGTGAGAAAATGTCCTGCGAGGCGAACTCGTCTGCACCACCGAATCCCTTCCGTATGTCATCTACGGATAGACGCACACGAGTGCCACCTTTAGTACCACAAGAAGCCTTATAGCAATTCCATACAAGTGAACCCATGTTGTTGGTCACTGTGAATGTCTTGTACCCATTACAGATAGGACAATTAACTCTCTTTGTCTCACCATTAGATACACTCATATCACTTACAATGTTATATATATTACTCATGTATATATCACTCTCCTTGTCGGCACTTGTCTATGCTTATATCATGCATTTGTCGTGTCGTCAACGCATGATTTGCACTGGCAAATGTATTTTTCATGTACGGCTTGACTGACTGTGGGTTACTGTGTCCTGTAACCGACATAATTTGTGCCATGCCTACACCTGCTTCAACCATCTCAGTTGTACCTGTTCTGCGCAAGTCCATCAGACGGATGTCTTCCGACAGTCCAGCCTCACGCATAACAGCCCTGCCAGCCTTCGATAGCCTGTCAATGCTGTACGGATGGTATTCACCGCCCATAGGGCGTGGACGAGGGGCAACATATTGCTGAAATCCAAAGTCATCTTGTTGTTGCAACAACATACTGCACAAGTCAGCACTGATGGGTAATGTTACCTGCGCACGGCGTTTGCTTTGCTCTAAGTGTAGACGCTGTGTGTCAAAGTCGATAGCATCCCATGTGAGCAATCGCATATCACCAAGTCTTTGGCACCACTCGTATGCCATGTGAACAATCAAACCAATGTTCCTGTAGTCAAAGTTAGAGTAGCAATGGGACAGGAATTTTCGGATATCATCTTCAGTCCACACAACCTTGCGTTGTTTAGGTGTCTTGCGTTTGATGTTGGCAAACGGATTGATGGTGGTGTATTCCATCTCCATTGCATACCTGTACACCAGTGACGACACTGTGCATACATGATTGGCAAAAGTGATACCACGCTTGACCCATTCTTCGTAGGCGTGTTTGGCAGACTTGCTAGTAACTTCCTCGTATGGCACGGCACCAAACTCGCTGACCAGTATGCCAAGGAAGTATTTGTAGTCCTTCTGACTACGCTTCCTCAACATACTGAAATCATTGGAAGAATAGTATGTCAATACTAAATCTTCTACTGTCTTCATGCTGCAATCAACTCCTTGAATGGCTTGCTCTCAATCCACTGTGACACCTTGTGTTCACGGCTGAACATGGACACTGCTTGTGTATCCTTGCCAGTGTTGCGAAGGTTAAACCCATTACGCTCATCAGCATAGGATGCATAGTTAGTGAAGGCAGAATACAATGCCCACACATTTTGACCACGGACACTCGCTTCTTGGTTGTACAGGGCAAACATCTTGTCTGAAACCCGGTCAGACTTGAGCAGTTGCTCCAGCATGTCTTTGACATCACCGACAAACAGAGGCTTGTTAGCCCATTGCTGAAGGCGTTCAGACTGTGCGTAGAATGACTGTGAAGATTCACGCAGGTCACGAATGAACTTGTCCATCGTGAAGTTGCTGGTGTTCTTGCGCCGCACCTTGTCATGTTCACCACGAATCATGCCGTTGGTGCAGAAGAAATCAATTGCCCCAAAGTACACCTGATTAGAACACGAGCCATCAATGCCGTGCAGGGCAATGATACGCTGGGCAATGGTGGTGCTGTGCTTGTCACTCTCAATGCGAGCAATCACATTGGGAAGTGTCATGTCAAGCATAACCCATGCACCATTACGAGCAGTCTTCCACTTCATGTTCATGCTGTCGCACTCGTCCTCACCCAAGTTCTCTGTGATGGTATTGTGTACACCCTCAAAGAAATCAGTGTGGCTCGCACAGTTGAAGGTATCACCCACTACACCCAGATACTCACCTGTAGTGCCATTGATGACATACTTCTTGTCCTTCACTTTAGTTGGTTCAAACTCCACATCAAAGTCAAGTTCAGTTGGAATCATTTCATTCATTGGAATATCAAAAGGCATATATGCTCTCCTTTCATTTGTTGTTAGGCAACTGATATTGTCTTGTATAACCTACCATACCATCTCTCCCATTACCAGAAGATTTTTAATGGTCTTCGTCTATTTCTTCAAGCACCCAATCAGCGTAATAGATTGACCTGCCGTCATCATCTGTTTGTGGTACAAACTTCATCGTCTTGTGTATAAGACGCTCCATTGATTCCAACTTACCAATGTCTGACATCCAGATGTCTTGACACTCGTGCATTGTTTGAAGAATGATTCTCAATTCGTTGTATGCTTTGAGAAACTCTTCTCTATCCTTGTTTGTAATTTCCATATCATATACTCCTTTCAAGGTTGTACTTACTCTCAGCCAGCCACGCTGGCATCTCACGTCCTTTGTTGTATCGTGCAAACTTTAGTTTGTCAACTGCATAGAATGCACGATAGGCCACAATAGGATACTTTTCATCCGTCTTGAGTTCATCGTGTCCACTGAAACATTGGGGGTGTGGTGTTAACGCACCTTCAGGCACATATTTCATACCCTCTTTCAGGGCAAGCCAATGCTTACCTGCACCATGCTCTTTGCCATAGCGGTATGTGTACTCAGTTAACATAGCATCATACAGTAACCAAGCGAAACTGTAATTAGCCTGTGTCTCCATTGCCCACAGAGTGCATGGGTGTTTGTGATGCACAGGTTTGTACAAGTCCATCTCCTCTGCATACATGGGTGCATGTTGCCACATTGTAGTGCATAGCATCTGTGCTTCTTCCAGTGGCATCTTAACAATGTGCTGGTCACACAACTGCTTTGCGATTGCATCGGGGTGATGGTCAACTATAAATCTATTCATGATGAGAACCTCTCTATCAGTGCTACTATGAAATGATACGCCATCCAGCCAAAGAATGCAAGGCATACAGCACGAATGCAGTTATCCATGAAGGGGTCTTTGGCTGGGTCTTTCTCCATCCAGCATGTAAGCAGTTTAATCATGCTCACCCCCATTGCCTCTGCCAAGGCCACCGAAATACTGCGGCCTATGCTTTGCTGTTTCAAATACACTTAGTGTGATGAACACACCAGCAATCAGCAGGGCATGGGCAAATACGCTGATACCAAATACCATGATACTTCCCATCCACATGCTGAAGATGATGCACCACATCCATGCCAGCATTTGCATGAGTAGATG